TCTGGATTGCTCAAGCAGGGCCAGAATCATCGCCAAAACGGCCAGACCATCCAAATCAGACTGGTGGATCAAGTGAACAATCCAAGACTATGGCCAACACCAGTGGCCAGAATGCACAAAGACGGTGGAAATCCCTCGGAATACAAGAGGAACGAGATCCCCCTAGCGGCACAGGCTGGTGGGCCATTGAACCCAGAGTGGGTAGAGTGGCTGATGGGGTGGCCGCAAGAGTGGACAGACTTAAAGCCATTGGCAACGGACAAGTTCCAGCAGTGGCTGCATCAGCATGGAGAATCTTGAATGACTTTTAACTGGCCAACAAATGACCCCGAAAGAATTAGAGCACTTCAAGGACTGCGAGTGCAGGGAATGGATACGCAGGTACAACCAAAAGAAATCGACGATTGGCTCAAAGAAAGCGTTGCTCTGGTGGCAGGGAGTGTTAAGGGACTTGGAACAAATCAGAGGCGAGTCAGATACTTTGCTTTTGAGGGACAGAATGACAAGGATACGAAATGAGACACGCAGCAAGGGTTGACGCAAATCAAATTCAAATCGTTTCAGCACTCAGGGCTGCTGGTGCTTATGTTTGGATTATTGGGCTACCCGTTGACCTTTTAGTTGGTTACAAGGGTCACACATTCTTGGTTGAGGTCAAAACCACCTCTAAAAAGCGTTTAACAGCCCTACAAGCCGATTTTTTTGAAAGTTGGAGTGGTAGTACCTTGGCGAGAATAGATTGCCCAGAAGCCGCTTTACGCATGATCGGAGTTGTGAAATGAGCAACCCATACAAAATTACCGAACCAACTTGTATCAGTTTCTCTGGTGGTAGGACTTCTGGTTATATGCTTCACAAGGTTTTGGAGGCTCACGACATGAGCCTGCCAAACGAAGCAATTGTCTGTTTTGCCAACACTGGCAAGGAAGATGAGGCCACTTTGAGATTTGTTGAAAGATGCTCAAAAGAATGGAATGTTGAAATTCATTGGGTTGAATATCAAAATGCCGACCCTGCCTTTAAGCGAGTTAACTTTGAAACAGCCAGCCGTGATGGTGAGCCATTTGAAGCCTTAATTCGTAAACGCCAATATTTGCCAAATCCTGTCACTAGATTTTGCACGGCAGAATTAAAAATTCGCACTATTCACAAATATCTTAAATCATTAGGTTGGAATCACAATGAATCAATGGATTGGATTGGCATGAGAGCAGATGAACAAAGAAGGGCTGCCAAGATTGCTGATAAATCCAGAATCCCATTGGTTGCTGATGGCGTAACAAAAGAAACTGTGGGAGAATTTTGGAGAAACCAGCCGTTTGATTTGGAATTGCCAAACATCAACGGAGTTACATATCACGGAAATTGTGATCTTTGCTTTTTAAAAGGTGGTTCACAAGTTTTATCTTTAATTGCAGAAAAGCCAGAAAGAGCCGTTTGGTGGGCGAAAATGGAGGCACTGGCACTAGCAAGCAAGCCAAGCGGTGCGGTTTTTCGTTCCGACCGCCCATCCTACGCATCAATGATTAAATTTTCAGCAGATCAAATTGATATGTTCGACCCAAATGAAGAGGCTATTGCTTGCTTCTGTGGAGATTAAATGAAAGCCCCCTATAAAGCCATTGAGTTTATTTTGGAGCAATCCCAAAACTTTGCTGTTGCGAAATCACAACGCATTTACTTAGAAGAGTATCGCAAGACCAAGAAGGCATTGCTCATGAAAGATGCGATGACAAAGGGGTTTGACTCTGCGGTGTCACAAGAGAGGGAGGCTTATGCGCACCCAGAATACCAAGAACTTTTACATGGACTGGCTGCGGCAATAGAGCAGGAAGAGACGATTTTATGGAAACTAAGGGCAGCTCAAATGAAGGCGGATATATGGCGATCAGAGCAGGCGAGTGAGCGTTTAGGCATAAAAACAACGGAGTAATTATGATGTGTCCACGTTGTAGTTCTGAAAACCTCAAAGTTTTAGACACCCGATCAACCCCCAAATTTGTCACAAGAAGGCGAATCTGCGTCAATGGACATAAATTTCTAACCCAAGAATATGCAATATCTGAAGCATCAATATGTGAGGAGTCAAAAGCTACTGAAGTTAGTGGCGGCTCTCTCTTGTCAAAGTTGTGGAATGGACAATGGGGTTCAAGCGGCTCACAGTAATTGGGGTGGGGGAAAAGGAAAGGGGATCAAGGCAGACGATAACCTAGTGGCTGCTTTATGCCTGAGATGTCATTATGAGATAGACCAAGGGGCACATCTGACAAAAGAAGAGAGAAAAGAGATGTGGTTAAAAGCCCATGAAGCAACGATTAAGACATTGGGAGACAGATGGCCAACAGAAGTTCCCAAACCAGTGGTAGGATAGATAGACAGTTGCCATTAGGGAAAGCGCCAAAAGCGTGAGTACCTATTTTTTTTAAGGAGTTTACAAGTGACTAAAAACTTGGCGGTGAAGAAACACCCAGGCGGTAGACCCGTAGTCTATGGGATAGACAACCCATGCTGGCAAACAATGTGTGAACTGATCTCAGAGGGCAAGAGTCTAAGTAGCGCATTAAAGACATCAGACAAGATGCCAAGCTATCAACTGGTGATGTTGATGCTGAGAACAAACCCAGAGTTCAGAGGCATGTACGAAAAGGCCGTAGAAAGCCGAGCAGACCGACTAGCAGAAGAAATCATAGAACTAGCAGACCAAGAAATGCCAGAAGGACTAGAAGGCCCAATGGCAAGCGCATGGGTACAACAAAAAAGAATGCAAGTAGATGCTAGGAAGTGGGTAGCAAGCAAACTAAAACCAAAAACATACGGGGATAGGATAGACGTAGCAGTAACAGACAACAGAATAAGCGTCATGGATGCCCTAAAAGAAGCAAAGCAAAGAGTCTTAAGCGATGAAAGCAACATCATCGATGCAGAGGTGAAAGAGTAGAGGGATAGGTAAGAGAGAAGACAGGCAAAGGTTATGCAAGGAATGCATGAGGTTGGCATAAAGAGAGAGTTAGGAATGGGAGAAGGATAAAAAGGTTATGCGCTTTTTGCATAGATTTTGTAGATTTACGCACACGCGCACATGTTGCTTAAACGCAACAAAAGCATCGTCTACTTTATACAGTGTCCATTATGTTAAGTTGACCCTAAGTTATCCACAGATTAACTAGAACTATGGCATTACAAATAAAGTTAAGCACAGGTTAATGTGGACAAGTGTGCATAACGGCCTGTGGATAGGGGCATAGAGTCCCACCAAATGGCCGATGGGGGGGGTGGGGCCAGCGCGAAAGGGCCGCGGGAACGGTGATACCGCGAACATTTTTTAATTTTTTTCCTATACCATTACGAAATGCAAACCACCATATACAAACCTGAAGATGAACAAGAGTTAATGGCTACCTTATGGACGCCTGCAATTGCAGATGATCCAGAAGCCTTTGTCTTGTTTGCATTCCCTTGGGGACAAGAGAACACCCCCCTCCAGCACTTCAAAGGCCCTCGTAAGTGGCAAAGGGAAGTCTTGAGAGAGGTTGCTGCTCACATCAAGCGTCAGAAGGGTTTGATTGATTTTGAGACTTTGCGCCATGTTGTCTCTTCTGGGCGAGGGATTGGTAAGTCGGCTCTTGTGTCTTGGTTGACCATTTGGATGTTGACCACCAGAATAGGGTCTACGACTGTTATCTCGGCTAACTCTGAGGCCCAACTGCGTGCGGTGACATGGGCTGAGATCACAAAGTGGTTGGCCATGAGTATTAACAGTCACTGGTTTGAGGTGGCTGCGACAAAGATCACCCCTGCTGCTTGGCTTACTGAACTGGTGGAAAAAGACCTTAAAAAGGGTACTCGTTATTGGGCGGTTGAGGGGCGTCTTTGGTCAGCCGAGAATCCTGATGCTTATGCCGGTGTCCACAACTACGACGGTGTCATGGTGATTTTTGATGAGGCGTCAGGTATTGATGACTCAATTTGGGCGGTGACCGCTGGATTCTTTACTGAGAACACCCCTAACCGTCTGTGGTTGGCTTTCTCCAACCCTCGTCGCAATACGGGGTATTTTTATGAGTGCTTTAACTCAAAGAGGGATTTCTGGAAAAACAAAGTTGTGGATGCTAGAACGGTTGAGGGCACTGACAAACAAGTCTATCAAAGTATTATTGACGAATACGGGCAAGACTCAGCACAGGCCCATGTTGAGGTCTATGGCATGTTCCCATCTGAGGGCGATGACCAATTCATTCCGGCAAATATCGTTGATGAGGCCATGAACAGACCTAAATACAAAGACCAAAGTGCCCCCATCATCATTGGAGTAGACCCTGCTCGGTTTGGCGCTGACGCAACTGTCATTGCAATTAGACAGGGACGAGACATTGTTAGGATTGACAGACACCGAGGCGATGACACCATGACGGTTGTTGGGCATATCATTGAGGCCATCGAGGAATTCAAACCAGCTTTGGTGGTAATCGACGAAGGCGGCCTTGGTGCGGGTATTGTTGACAGACTAAATGAACAAAGATACAAGATTAAAGGGATTAACTTTGGCAACAAGTCAAAAAATCCAATCATGTGGGGCAACAAACGGGCTGAAATGTGGGGAATGATGAAAGATTGGCTGAAAAGCGCCTCAATTCCCAAAGATAGGTTCTTGAAAACTGATTTAATTTCACCTATGATCAAGCCAGACTCTAAAGGCACGATCTTTTTGGAGTCAAAGAAGGACATGAAAGCAAGGGGCTTGGCCTCTCCTGATGCTGCAGACGCAATATGTGTAACTTTTGCTTTCCCTGTGGCTCACAGAGAGTACAATGCCAAAAATTCTCGCGTTCTAACTGAGCGCACTTCTGTCGCAACCTCATGGATGGGTAGCTAAATGGGAAAAAAGAGTGTTTCACTTTCTGTTGGCCGAGGCGAGAAGTTGCCAGTGTCCAAGGGTGCGGGTTTGACCGAAAAAGGCCGTGCTAAGTACAACCGTGAGACAGGCTCAAACCTAAAAGCACCAGCGCCCAATCCCAAGACTAAAGCAGATCAGGGGCGAAAAGATTCATTTTGTGCAAGAATGGGCGCTGTAGCGGCCAACGCCAAAGATGGCGAACGCGCTAAAGCTGCTCTTAAACGATGGAAATGTTAATCATGGCTACAAAACCTGGGCTTTATGCCAATATTCACGCAAAACAGGCTCGTATCGCCGCTGGCTCGAAAGAGAAGATGAATAAGCCTGGCAGCAAAAACGCACCCACTGCCAAAGATTTTAAAGACGCTGCCAAAACAGCAAAGAAGAAGTAATATGGCAGACCCAACAGGCATGATTGCCGCTGCTAACGTAGCAGCTGGCGGCAAACCCCCCAAAAGTGACTCTGACATACTAACCGTTGCCCGCGCACGTTTGGACATGGCTGTCTCGGCCCTTGCTGAGTCACGGGAAGACGAAATTGATGACTTGCGCTTTTATGCCGGTTCTCCTGATAACCATTGGCAGTGGCCTGCTGACGTATTGGCCACCCGTGGCGCGGTGCAGGGTCAGACGATCAACGCCCGCCCGACGCTCACAATCAACAAACTGCCGCAACACGTTCGTCAAGTGACGAATGACATGCGTCAGAATAGACCAGGCGCTAAAGTTATCCCTGTAGATGACGATGCTGACGTTCAGGTTGCAGAAATCTTCAACGGCATGATCCGCCACATTGAATACATCTCAGATGCTGATGTAGCTTACGACACAGCTTGCGAGAATCAAGTGGCTTACGGTGAGGGTTACATCACCCTGATGACCGAATACTGCGAACCCAACACGTTTGACCAAGACATTAAGATTGGCCGCATTCGCAACAGTTTTTCTGTCTACATGGATCCGCTGATTCAAGACCCAACGGGTGCGGACGCTAAATATTGCTTTATCACCGAAGATTTGACCAAGGCAGAGTACGAACGTCAGTACCCAGACGCTGCGCCCATCTCAACGCTCCAATCCCTTGGTGTAGGCGATCAGTCAATCAGCAACTGGCTTAATGAAGACACTGTTCGGATTGCGAGTTATTACTACATTGACTACGAAAAAGCCAAGCTGAACATGTACCCAGGCGGGCAGACGGCGTTCCAAAACACCCCTGAAGACAAACAACTTAGGGCGTTTTACGGCGAACCCAAGCGTACCCGCGAGTCAGTTAACCCTAAAGTCAAATACTGCAAGATCAATGGGTACGAAATCTTGGAGCAGAACGATTGGGCAGGCAAGTGGATTCCTGTCATTCGCGTGGTTGGCAATGAATTTGAGGTTGATGGCCGTTTGTATGTATCAGGCTTGGTCAGAAATGCCAAAGATGCCCAAAGAATGTATAACTATTGGGTTTCTCAAGAAGCAGAAATGTTGGCTTTGGCGCCTAAAGCACCGTTCATTGGTTACGGTGGCCAGTTTGAGGGCTACGAAGACAAGTGGAAGACGGCCAATACAAACAATTGGCCTTATTTAGAGGTAAACCCTGACGTGACTGATGGACAAGGTGCAGTTTTGCCTTTACCACAGAGAGCGCAACCTCCGATGGCTTCAAGTGGTCTATTACAGGCCAAAGCTGGCGCATCTGAAGACATTAAATCCACGACAGGCCAGTACAACGCCTCTTTAGGAATGGGTTCTAACGAGCGCTCTGGTAGAGCAATTCTTGCTCGTCAGCGTGAGGGTGATGTTGGCACATACCACTATGGCGACAACTTAACCCGCGCTGTGAGACACGTTGCCCGTCAGCTTGTGGATTTAATCCCTAAGATTTACGACACACAACGTATCGCCCGAATTATTGGTGAAGACGGCGAAACCAAGATGGTCAAGATCAATCCTGAACAACCTGAACCCGTCAAGAAGATTGTGGATGAACAAGGGATTGTGATTGATAAGATTTACAACCCTGGTGTAGGTAAGTACGACGTGGTGGCCACGACAGGCCCAGGCTACGCAACCAAACGTCAAGAGGCTTTGGAAGCCATGGCTCAACTTCTGCAAGGCAACCCACAACTGTGGTCTGTGGCGGGTGATTTGTTTGTAAAGAACATGGACTGGCCTGGCGCACAAGAGATGGCCAAACGATTCCAAAAAACCATTGATCCTAAGTTCTTGGAAGACGGCGACGAAAGCCCTGCTTTACAAGCTGCCCAGATGCAGATGCAGGCCATGGGTCAGGAAATGGAACAGATGCACCAGATGCTTCAGAATGTAGGCAAATCCATTGAGATGCAAGACATGGAACGCAAAGAGTTTGAGGCTCAGATCAAGGCATACGACGCAGAAACCAAGCGTATTTCAGCAGTCCAAGCCGGTATGACTGAAGAACAAATCCAAGACATTGCCATGGGCGTGGTGGCTGCGGCCATGGAGTCACAAGTTATGATGATGCCATCTGTGCGTGAAGCTGAAGAAGAACAAATGATGCCCCCTATGATGCCCCCTGAACAACAAATGGGAATGCCACAATGAAAGCCGCTGATTTTTTAGGTTTATTGTTTTTGGCTAGAGACGTTGCGCACAGTGTTCACTTAAACACCCGCAGTTACTCTAAACATCAAGCCCTTAACATTTTTTACGAACGCATTATTGGTGTGGCTGATGACTTTGCTGAAACCTATCAAGGCAGGCATGGTCTTATTGGGCCAATCACTTTAAATTCGCCTAAAAAAACAACAAATATTATTGAGTTTTTGGAAGATTCACTTGCCCAAGTTGAGGCTGCACGGTATGAAGTGTGCGATAAAAGTGATACAACCTTACAACAATTGATTGATAATATCATTGAGGTTTATCTCCGAACTTTATACAAACTTCGTTTCTTGGCATAAGGAGCCACCATGTCTAACTACACCGCCATCACAGCCACCGCACAAATTAAACGTGACGCTGGCAAACTTAACGGTATTTTTGTAAGCAGCGCTTCTAGCACGCCTACTATCACGGTCTATGATTCATCTGTTTCTAGCGCGTCTGACCCCGTGGTTTTGGCGACGTTTACGCCTACCGGAAACACCATGCACAACTTTTTTCAAGGTTTGTATGTAAACAAAGGTATTTACGTTGTGATCAGCGGCACAGTTTCAGCCACAATCTCTTACGAATAAGGGGTTAGCATGGCAGACGTAAAAATTTCCCAACTGCCAGCCGCCACCACACCGCTGGCAGGGACTGAGCAGATTCCGCTTGTTCAAAGCAGCGCAACCAAACAAGTTACAGTCAGCAACTTGCTTACGGCTGCCAATCTAGGCACACCCACAGCAATCAACCTGACTAATGCAACCAATGTGCCAGTTAACCAAGCCACAGGCATCTTGCCAGTAGCTAACGGCGGTAACGGCACAGCTTCGCCTAGCCTTGTTGGCGGCACAAACATCACCGTCACAGGCTCTTGGCCAAACCAAACTATTACCGCGACAGGCTCTGCCGCTGGTGATGTGACTGGCCCTGCGTCTGCCACAGACAACGCTGTTGTCCGGTTTGACAACACCACTGGCAAAGTTATTCAGAATTCTGGTGTCATTATCAGTGATGCAAATGTAATCACTGGAGGTACTTGGAACGGCGCGACTGTTGACGTTGCTTATGGTGGCACTGGCGTAACAACTTTGACAGGTATTGCAAAAGGTAATGGCACAAGTGCGTTTAGCGCAGCTGTTGCGGGCACTGACTATGTTGCCCCAGGCGGTGCATTAGGTACACCATCAAGCGGTACAGCTACAAATTTGACTGGTTTGCCCCTTACCACTGGCGTGACTGGTGTATTGCCAATCGCCAATGGCGGCACAAACGCAACAAGCGCTTCCACTGCACGCAGCAACATCTTGCCGTCTTACGCAGGCAACGCCAACAAGGTTTTGGCTGTTAATTCTGGCGCAACTGATGTTGAATATGTTTCTGTTGGCGGCACAGGCACTGTAACTAGTGTGGCCACAGGTACAGGTTTGACAGGCGGCCCCATCACAACAACGGGCACTGTTTCTTTAGCTAACACCGCTGTTACTGCGGGTTCTTACACGGCAGCCAACATTACAGTTGATGCACAAGGCCGAATTACCGCAGCCGCAAACGGCTCTGGCGGTTCTGGCACTGTGACTTCTGTTGGCGGTACAGGCACAGTCAACGGTTTGACTTTGACGGGCACGGTTACAACATCAGGCAATTTAACTTTAGGTGGAACGCTTGATCTGTCTAGCCCTCCTGCCATTGGTGGAACGGTTGCAGCAGCGATTACAGGCACGACAATTACAGCAAGCACAAAGTTTGTTGGTACTAATTTTGATGCGGCAGGTTCTGGTGGTGGTGGTTTAAGAACTTCAAGTGGTGCAAATTGCTTGCAATGGGGCGGTGGTGGTGGTGTTAACTTGACGCTAGATGGCGCATTTAACATGAATCCCGCTAATGCAAGTATTCAGATTTCCCCAACAGGCACAGGAACTTTAACAGTCAACCCTGCGACTGCGGGTACGATGAACAACATGGCCATTGGTGGGACAACCCCAGCGGCTGGTGCATTTACCACTGTTACAGCATCTACGGCTATTGGCATAGCTTCTGGCGGTACAGGCCAGACAACTGCGGCAGCGGCCATCACGGCTCTGACAGGCACACAGGTTTCTGGTCAATATTTGCGCTCTAACGGCACAAACGCTGTTTTGGCGGCAATCCAATCTGGCGATGTCCCAACACTAAACCAAAACACCACTGGCACGGCTGCTGGTTTATCTGCTACTTTGGCAATAGGCTCTGGCGGCACGGGGGCTACTACTTTGGCGGGAGCTAATATTCCTGTCGTCAACGTAGCAAACACATTTACTGCAACGCAGACATTCTCAGGTACTTCATCTGCCCAAGCCATCGCTCTAAACAATGCAGCAGAAGTAACTACAGTATCAGCTACAGCAGCTACTGGAACGATTAACTACGACATTACCACTCAGTCAGTCTTGTACTACACAAGTAACGCAAGTGCTAACTGGACTGTTAACTTCAGAGGCTCTAGCGGTACATCATTGAATACTTTGATGAGTACAGGTCAGTCAATGACTGTAGCTTTCTTGGTTACTCAGGGTGCTACTGCTTATTACAACTCTGCTGTGCAAGTGGATGGTACAACCTCTGGAGTGACTACTGTGTGGTTAGGTGGTGCGCCTACTGCTGGCAATGCTAGTGGCATCGATTCTTATCGTTATTTGATTATCAAAGTTGCAAACGCTACTTTTACTGTTCTTGCCTCCAATACACAGTTCAAGGCTTAATTATGTGTGTGTGCAAGAAATGTAATGTTGACAAGCCGCTGGACGAGTTCCAGTTGGATA